GCAGATGGATGATGACGGCTATGAGCGCACTGCTAAGTCATTCAGGGACGCTTTTGCAGGGCTGGGCAAGGCTCACTCCGTAGCACTTCTGGAGCATGGAGCAAAGTACACGCCCATTGGAATCCCCCCGGAGCACGCCCAGTTCTTGGAGACAAGGAAGTTCCAGAGAGCTGACATCGCCTCAATCTTCAGGGTTCCCCCGCACTTGATTGGGGACCTGGAGAGGGCGACCTTCAGCAATATTGAGCACCAGAGCCTTGAGTACCTTCAAAGAACGCTCTACCCCTGGCTCCGGCGCTGGGAACAGACCATCCGCTTTAAGCTACTTCGTAAAAGCGAGCGTGACTTGTTCTTGGCAGAGCATGACACGGCTGGCTTCTTGAGGGGCGACACAAAAAGCCGGATGGATGCGTACAACATTGCTATCCAGAACGGCATCATGTCCCCAAACGAAGTGCGAATCAAGGAGAACATGAATCCGGTAGAGGGTGGCGACGTCCTGTTGAGGCCATTGAATCTGGCCCCTCTAAACGAACCTGTACCAGAGAAGGAGGTTCCGAAGAAGGAGCCCCCGGTCCAGGAACCAAAGAGCAAGCGCAGTGTGGAGCCAGTGGACCCGGACGAGTGGTTGTCCCGGCTTCGCATTGACTACGGTGCCTTTGGCGCTCTCCTGGGCGGTATCAAGGACTGGCTCAAGCAAGAGGGCGAGAACCTGAGAGACGTAATAGAGGGCATCAGGGGCTCCGGCATTGAGATGAAGCTGGAAGCCGTTGACGCTGTGCGGGACTACTTCAAGGAGACCCGGGAGCTGCCTGAGGCTGTGGTTAAGGCCATCACCTCAATCTCTGACAAAGCCTTTGAGCGTGCTGCCGTCCTGCTTGGAGACAAGAGCCCCGGGCAGGAGTACCAGGAGCGCAAGTTGAAGTTCTACCTGGAGGAGACCGCTGAACGCTTGCATAAGCAGAACATAGCCCGGGTTGAACGCCTCCTGAAGGATTCCATGACGGACCCGGACGATTACTTGCTTGAGAGCGTTCTTATTGGCTTGAGCACCTTCAATTCAAGGGGCTTTGAGATGGCCAAGACTGAGGCTTGCATCGCCATGAACAAGACCCTGGTACGCACTTACCGCAAGGCTGGTGTATCCATGGTCTGGGAGACGAGCCCCGGGGACTGTGAGGCTTGCAAGGGCCAGCACGGTCAACCCGTTCACAACATCACACCACCGCTGCATAACGGCTGCACTTGCACAGTCAAGCCAGACTTGTAGCAGAGAGAGAGGTTTTCATGAAACGTGAGATTCGGTCAATGACCCTTGAGTTAAGGGCATTGGAACCTACAGAAGACGCCGTTATCCGATTTGAAGGGTATGCGGCGATTTTTAATGAACGCAGCCAGGTCCTCTGCAACCCGTTTACAGGAAGGCGGTTTGTGGAGGTGATTAAGCCTGGTGCCTTTTCTGAGACGATTGTAGAGGACGACATCAGGTCTCTATACAATCACGACCCAAACTTCGTACTTGGACGCAACAAGGCTAACACGCTGCACTTGTCTGAGGATGAGCGTGGCTTGTTTTATACGGTTGAAGCCCCCGATGTGCAATGGGCACGGGACCTTCACAAAAGTGTGAAAAGAGGGGATGTCAACCAATGCTCCTTTGCCTTCGCTGTCATTGAAGATGAATGGCAGACAGTGGACGAGGTTGAAGAGCGCACCCTGATAAAGGTGAAGCTGTTTGATGTCTCCATTGTGACCTACCCCGCCTACCACGGCTCTGAGGTTTCCGCTCGTTCTGCCAGTGAAGTGCTGGACGAACACCTCAATAGAAAGCCAAAGAGCAACCCCAACAGCCTGTTAAGGCAAAAACTGGACCTAAAAGAAAGAGAGGTAAGATTATGAACCCTAAAATCAAGGAACTCATGGAAAAGCGTGCCCGTGCTATTGAAGCCGGACGTGCAATGCTGGACAAGGCTTCCGCTGAAAAGCGTGAGCTGACAGCAGAAGAGACCCCCCAATACGAAGCTCTGATGAAGGAAGTGGATGACCTCCAGGCCGCTATCAAGCGTGAGGAGCGTCAGGCCGCACTGGACGCAGAGCTGAACGAAAGCGCAAACCAGCGGGAGCGGCGTGGTCAGCCCGGTAACGGCGTGGACCCGAGCACCCCGGTGAATGATACCCCTGAGTATCGCACCAACTTGCTCCGCTATATGCTGGGCGGTCCTGCACAGGGACTGAGACAGGACTCCCGTGAAGAGCGTGCCGTTCTGGGCGTTGCTCTGAGCGCTGGCGCTGGTGTCCTGGCACCCTCCGTCCTGGAGAGGGCCCTCCTGGACTTTGGCAAGGAGAATAACGTCATTCGCCAGCTGGCCGATGTGCGTATGTCCGCCAGTGACGTTGACATCCCCTTCACCATTGAAAAGCCGAAGGCATACATCGTTGGTGAGGGCGAAAACATCCCGCTGTCCACCGCAAAGTTCGATGTCAAGAAGTTCAAGGCTTATAAGGCGGCTGCTATAGCGGCCATCACCGTTGAGGCCCTTCAGGACATCGTGATTGACTTTGAGGCTTGGATTCGGGACGAGTTTGGCGAAACCTTCTCCGACCTGGAAGAGGACATGTTCATCAACGGCAACGAAGGCATTTTTGATAACGCTCTTCTGAACCGTACCAATACCGATGGCTATGTCATTGTTGAAGGCGAAATTGCGAGTGATGACCTGATTGACCTGATGTACGGAGTGGAGAGCCGTTATCGGAAGAAGGGCGTTTTCCTGGCAAGCGATGAGCTTGTTAAAGCCGTTCGCAAGTTGAAGGATGCCAATGGCCAGTACATCTGGCAGCCCTCTTACCAGGCGGGTCAACCGGACACCCTGCTGGGCAAGCCGCTGTACACCAGCCCCTTCATGCCCGGCCTTTCTACCGAGGCGGGGGTTGAAAAGAAGCCCGTCTTGTTTGGTGATTTCAGCTACTTCCGTATCTACGACCGCAAGGGCCTGTACATCCAGCGCCTGAACGAGCTGTACGCAGCTACTGGCCAGGTCGGATTCCTCGCCTACAAGCGCTTCGATGGAAAGGTCATCAACGACAAGGCTTTCAAGCACATCGCACACCTCGGGTAAGCCAATTGCGACTTTGAGAAAGGAGGATAAGCACAGTGGTTGAGTTAGTAACTCTGAATGAGGTCAAGGGCGTTCTTGGAATCCCGTTGACGGAAACCGGGGACGATACCAGGCTCGTTAGTTTGATTGGCACGGCCACTGAGCTTATCGAGTCCTATCTCAGGCGCAAGCTGGAACTAAAAGAACGGGTCGAGCGTGTGAGGCAATCTGGGACCGTCCTGCGCCTCCACGCCTTCCCGGTGAATGAAATCATCAGCATCCAAATTGGCGGAACTGATAGCGAGGTAACAGATTACAACTACGACAAGGATACCGGGCTTGTGTATCGGAACCTGGGCAAATGGCCATACGCTCCACAAGGCTACGATGTTAAGTATGTGGGCGGCCTTGAGAGAATCCCGGGGCCTATCAAGCAAGCCTGTCTGTTCCTTGTCCAACAGCTCGACAGTGCAACGGAGAACAGCGGCGACATCATCCAGAGCGAACGCATAGGAGACGCCTCTGTTACCTACTTGAGCACTGGGGCCCGTGGTGCTGCCAATAACCCCATGAGCGGGTTCTCCCCGGCAATCACGGCGCTTCTTAACCCGTACAAGGGGAGGTACTTGTAATGGGCATCATGTCACACAGATTCAAGGACTCTCTCCCCCACCGTAGGTTCCTGGGTCGTGATAAGACGGGCTCCCCGCAGTTCGCAGACCCTGAGACATTGCGGTGCCGCTTCCAGTACGATTCCAAACTCATTCTGAACAGGGAGGGCGAGGAAGTTGTATCAGAGGCTGTACTTTACTCCGACAAGCCTGTTAAGCCTAACGACCTTGTCACCTACGATGGCATTGAATGGGCCGTTATCTCCGCTGCTGAAAAGAAAAGGGTTAACGGTGCTGTGGACCACTGGGAGGCGAGGATGTAATGGCTAAAAGAAAAGCAGGCAGTTTCCAGGCTGGTGTCTGGGCGATAGGCAAGAAAATAACAGGGATGCTCTCTTCCGTACCCGGTACAACCACCGATGGTATGCAGGATGTAGTTGACTTGATTCTTGTCGATTCTAACGCCCGGGCACCCCGGGACATGGGCGACCTAACCCGGACATCCGAGGCCGTTGTGACCGTTGAGCCAGACGGCGAAATCGTGGGCACTATCTACTACCCGGAGCCATACGCAGCAAAGCAGCATGAAATGGTTGACTATCATCATGACGAAGGCGAGGCGAAGTTCCTTGAGAAGGCCATGTATGACGCTCTTCCAGAGATTGCTCAAATGGTAGGCAACGCAATCCGGGACGGACTACAGGCGGGAGGTGATTGATATGATGGCAGCTTTGAGCACTTACCTTGAAGAGGAACTGGGCAAAACTGTTCATATCGACAATATGCCGGACCAGCCTGTGGAGTGCTCCGCTGTGTTCCTCTGGAACCATACAGTGGGTCGCATGAATGACGGCTCTGGTACAAGGTACATCCAGTATCGTGTCCGCTCCTCCGACTACAACAAGGCCATGGTCGAAGCGAAGAGGGTTGCTAATCTGCTTGACTCCGGCCTGGATGAACGTCTTATCCCTTTACCCTATGACGGCGCTGTAATTGGCAGGGTAAGGCGGATGCCCATAGTCCTGAACAGGGACCCGAAGGCCGTCACAGTCTACACCGAGATAGCCATGATTGGCTTAAATTGAAAGGAAGGTATAAACAATGTCTGAAACTGTAAAAAGAAAGGCCCTGAAAGGTTTTGCTGACCTGGGTTTCTTCCTCATTAGCAAGAACGACAAAGAGAACTATGCCGTGACCCCTGAAAAATTGGCTCTGGGCGTTGGTGCTCGTTCCTGCACAAGGGATGAGACCCGTGAAGAGTACCAGATTCCTGGGGATGACGGTATCTACGCAATGGGCTCCGACTACAAGTTCACCACCCTCAATGTGAGCGTGAACGAGATTGAGCTGGAGACCCTGGGCACCCTGCTGGGGGCGGACTACGACAACGCAACGAAGGTTCTCCGGGAGCTGGCAAACCAGACCGCACCTGAAATCGCCATGGTCTTCTCTATGCTCCGCATGGACCAGAGCAAGCGCATGTTCAAGTATTTCGCCGTGACGCTCACCAACTACACCCATGATGGTAAAGCCCTGCTTGACACCGGGAACGAGGTCAATCAGTACACTCTTACCTTCCAGTGTAAGGGTCGTGATGTGGACGGCGCTGTGCGTGATACAAAGGACAGCGAGATTCCTGCGCCGGGTCAAATGGCGGACATCTCCTGGCTGGACACCATTGAGGCGGTTGCGCCCTCTGGCGGTTAAGCCATCATCCGTATTCAGGGGGGCATCTCTTTATGGGGTGCTCCCTCTTTTTTATAGAAAGGAGCCAGAATGATTCCCAAGTTTTTAAGCGGGATGTTTAAGTCATTCCGTATTTCCGTTCCAAAGGGCAAGGTCCTCCACGGGATTGAGGTCAAGAAGCAGCCAGTGGGCCGGTACTTCGAGGTGATGGAGCGCATGGGGACGATTATCTATGAGGTCCTCTCAGAGGCGTTCCCGGGCATGACACCCTCTAATATCCTGGCCTATTTCGTAACCATGACCCCGGACAAGCTCCAGGAGACCACGGTGAAGTTCATGACCCTGGTTCCGAAGCGCTTTGTGGCCATCCTCCGCTCTATCGTTGGGGCTGATGATAACCCGAACTGGGACAATCTCACGCCCACTGAAATGATGGAGGTTGTGAAGGAGTTCTGGGCATTGAACGACCTCTCCGATTTTTTCAAGAACGCTCGGAGCGTCTTAGCGAGCGTAACCAAACAGACGCAGACCCCAGGTATTGGTTCCAGCGACTTCTTGTCTTCCTTGACGGGAACGGACACGGAGTTGGAGCCAAAGAGCGAATCCTGAACGATTACTATCTGGACGAACTCTTAATCATGATGGACGAATACGCAGAAATGCAAAAGCCAAAGCCTCCAGCGATTGAGGAGATTTCTGCTGATGAAATGTAAAAGAAAGGAGGGATAGGCAATGCCAGAGATTGATGTTGGTTCCATTGTAATGCGAATCCGGGCTGATGCCAGTGGTATTCAGGAAGGCGCAAAACAGTTCTCTGATTCTCTTGCTAAGATGTCAGAGGAAGAGCGTAGGCTGCAACCATCCATGGAGCGCCTTGAACGCAATATCGCCCTAACTTCAGCTCGTTACAAGCAAGCATCCCGGGCTGTCATGGACGCAACCGTTCACTTTGAGCGGATGGTCGCCCTGCATGGCAAGGAGTCCGATGAAGCACAAAAGGCAGAGCGGGCGCTGTTGCGTAGGACTGAGGCTCTTTCCAGGGCTAACAGTGCAATGGCCCGGGCTGTCGCTGAAGCTGAAAAGGTGTCCAAGGCGAACCAGGACATAGAGAGCACTGCTGAAAGGGCAGGGAAGGCTCAAGAGGAGATGTCCGCTGCTGCTGTGGCTGGGTATGCCGCTGCAACTGCTGCCGCTGTGAAACTGTTTAACGCCGTGGTGTCTGCCATTGAGACGGGCATCGAAGCCATGAACCGTTACAGGGCTGCCTTGATTGGCCTGGGCTCTGTTGCATCCGGCAGGGGTATCACAGGCGATGAAATGACCGGGGCCCTGGACGGGCTCACAGACGCCTTCCTGGACGCTGGTTCAGCTGCTACGGCGCTCAAGAACTTGCTCTCAAGGGGCTACACCCTGAGCGAGGCTATCACAGCCATCACCCAGTTAAAAGACGCAGCAGCCTTCGGGCGGCAGGGTCAGTTGACTTTGGCCCAGGCGGTTGTAACTGCTACGGAAGGTGTCCGCAACCAGAACTCGATACTTGTGGATAATGCGGGGGTTACGAAAAACCTCAGTATAATGCATAAGGAGTACGCCGCTTCAATCGGCACCACTGTTGCAGCACTAACCGACCAACAGAAAATACAGGCAGAGATAGCGGGGTTCACCCGTGAAACTGCACACCAGACAGGCGACCTTGCAAAGCTCCAGAACACACTTGCTGGGGCCCAGGCAGAGACCGCCATGACTGGAGAGCGCCTTGCCCGGGCTTATGGCGAGGCTATGTCCCCCTCCGTTCAGCTTGTAACAGAGGCTCTGGGGGGCTTTCTTGGAACGCTTGAAAACATCACAAAGACCTTCCCTGGGACTACTGCAGGGATTACTGGCTTCACTCTGGCAATGACCGGGATGACGGTTGTTACTAAAGGTGTCCAGGCGCTCAAGGCGCTCAATGCCTCCCTCCAGGCGGCTGCTGGCGGCGTTACGCTCTTTGGCACGGCCATCAAGGTCTCCCTCCCTCTGCTGGCTGGTATCTCTCTTGCTATTGGCGCTGTGACGGCTCTCTGGACGGCTCATTCAAAGGCTATCGAACGGGCACGGGAGGAAGAAGAGAAGAAAAGAGAGGCAGAGAGACAGCGTCTTAAAGAGCTTGAACAGAGCACAAAGAACCTGAAAGAAATGACCGCCAGGTATGAGGAACTTAGTGTCAAGCAGCACAGGACCCTCTCTGAGACCCAGGAGCTGGCGGATATACAGGGCAGGCTTGCTACGCAGTTTGGGATTAGTACAGAGGCCATTGACAAGCAGGGAGCGAGCTACAAGACCACGGCAGACGCCGCACGGGAACTCACCAGGGAACAACTCAAGCAATTACAGGCTTCAAAGGATGCAAAGGCCCAGGAGTCCCGGACTAAGTTCCAGGAGTCAGACCTGGGGAGGAACCTGGCAGAGCGCCGGGCCCTGGAAGAGATTCTGCAGCTTGAGGAGCGCAGGCTTGACCTTGAAAGACGCTTTGAGGCACTGGCCGCACGTCCTGAGCGCACCTCAGCGGTCGTTGAGGAGATGGCTGAGCTTGCTGATGAACTCACTAATGTTAATGTCCGGCTGTATGAGCTTGCTGAAGCCTCCAACCAGGCGAATATGCGAATCATCACGAATGTCGGTGAAATCGCTGACAGGGCAAAACAAGCGCTCAAGAGTGATACCTTCAACGCTCCAAGGGGTGATGACGGTGCTTTCTCTGAGTGGATAGAAGCAGAGATGGACGCAGCCGCTAACGCAGCGGAGGCAGCCGGGACCGAAATCAACGCAAAGGTGAAGGCTGTCCTGGACGGTATCTTCAAGGAATTTGCGGAGTCCCAGAAGGCTTCCCCCGACTTCGATATGTCCGGGCTAATGCACGCCTATGCAAGCGCCCTGGCGAGTGCGGACCTGGGCCCTGCTTTACGGAGCATGGAAGAACTAAACAAGAAGCTCCTCTCAGGCGCACAGATACAGGACGCAGAAATCCCGGCATTACAGACGTACTGGGACAAGATTGTGGAGTATGCACAAAAGGCAACCCACGACATGGGCCAGGGCACGGGCTTTATGGAGGCCATGCTTTCAAGGCTTGCTCCGGCGTTCTCCCCTGTTATCCATAACGTGGAGAGCATGAGCGATGCTGTGAAGGCGTTGCAGTCTGCTGTCCGGGAGTCCAGGGTCGGAGAACTGATTGGCGGGGATGCTGATGCTGCTAAGGCGGCTTTTGCCGAAATCACAAAGGCAAGCAATGACGCCATGAACGAGATACGGAGTATTGGCCGCACGAGCACCCAGCAGAACGCAACCATTGACGCCCTTAACATCCTCAAGGACAGTATGAGCGGTATGGCCAATGTCACCGAGGAGATGGTGAAGAAGGCCACTGACAGTTTGACCCAAATGGGCGTAGCCGTCCCCTCCACGATTGCGGAGGCAGAGGCTTCCATCAACAACTTCATCGCTCAACAGCGGTCCACGGCTACGGAGTTCACCCTCCTGTACAAGAGCATGACGGAGCAAATCAGCCTTTACAAGGACGCTCTGGAGGGCTTAGAGGGCACGGGCGAGGGCGATAGCCAGCAGGCTGAAAACCTCAAGGCACTGATTGGCCAGCTTGAGGAGGTCATGAAGTACGCAGACCAGCTCCGGGACAAGGGGCTTGAACTGGATACCTCCAAGGCCCAGAGCGCCATTGACGCACTGGATATGTCACGGTTTGAGGCCGGGCTTGAGAGCGCAGAGGAAGCCTCCAAACGCTTGCAAGGGGTCCTGGACAAGACCACAGCAGAAGCCAATAGGCTGAACAAGGAAATGGCCCAGAAGACCGGGCTGGCAGAGAAGTACCAGAGCATCTTGAAGGTGGCTCAGGCTCAGGAGCAAGGCAGGGCAAGCGCTCAGGAATGGGCACAGGCTCAGGCTGATGCTGCTAAGTACCTGGGTTACATCGGTGACAGCGCTTCTGAAATGGGCAACCTGGCAAGCATAGCTCTCCAGAACATCCAGGCAGAGCTCCAGAAGCTGGGCGTGGACGCTTCAACAGCGGCAAGCATGGTGGCCAAAATCACCCAGGTGGCGGCCTCTACCCCGTCTCTGAACCTGAACGTGAGCCCAGCGATTAGCGCCATCAACTCCCTGTCCAGGGTCTGGGACGCTTTTGCTAACAGCTTCCTGGGCAAACTATTCGGCTTAAGGCCAATAGGCACTGTCTCCTCAGGCGGCGGCGGTAGCAGGGGTGGTGGTGGCAGCAGCCGTGGTGACTCTCCCTTTGCCAAAGAGATGAAGGCCCTTGAGCACGACATCAAAATGGGCAGGGTGGGCATAGAGCAAGAGCTGAATAAGCTAAACGCCATCTTCAATAAATACCGCACTGCCACAGGCAAGTCCGCACTCACTGAGGACGAGCGCCGGGACATCCAGGAACGCATCTACGCTGTTCAAAAGGAAATCCGGGAGAGAAGCCTGGACTCTGCCTATGACAACATCGAGTATCGGAAGTCCATGAACCAGATGTCCATCGCCCAGGAAATAGAGGCCCTGGAGCAGATTGCGAAGGCCCACAAGCTCTCTAATGAGGAGCGCAAGGAGCTGGATGTACGGCTTCACGAGGCCCGGAAACGCCTGAGGGACGAGCAATATCAATGGGACATCGCACTGCTGGACCACAACAAAGCCATGGGCCGTCTCACCGTTGACGAGGAGATAGCCAGCCTTGAGCGCATTAAAGCGGCCCACAACTTGAGCGTTGAGGAGCTCCGCACCATCGAGGAACGCCTTTACAGCCTCCGTGAAGGGCTTAGGAAGGACAACGAGAATAAGGAACAGGAGTACATCAAACGGGCTTACAGGGCCATCACAGAGGCCACCAAGAACCGTCTTAGCGCAGAGAGGGACGCAGAGCTCAAGATACTGGACGAGCGTATGGCAGCCCTGGACAAGCTCACCCAGGCAGAGAACGAACAACAGCGCCGGGCTGACTATGAAGCTTCACTGGCTGAAAAGCAGCGGGCCCTGTCTGTTACGAAGTCCGCAAGGGAGCGCCGTCAACTGGCGGCAGAGATTGCGAAGATGGAGGAGGCAGAAGCCCTCAGGCAGCGTCAACTCTCCAGGCAGGACGAGAAGGACGCCATCAACGAAGAGAAGCGACTTGTACAGGAGCGTTATAAAGAGCTCACCAGCGAGGAGAACATCCGCCAGGAAGCCCTCAGGCTGGTTATGAGCAGCAACCTCTCCAAGATGACCGACCTGATAGCCTCCTATGGCAATCAGTGGCAGGACGCAGGGGCGAGCCTTGCAGAGCACTTGACCACCGGCATTGAGGCTGGCAAGGAACGAGTGGCCCAGACGCTGGCGGCGCTCACCCAGTCCATGGACGAGGCCGTGAAACGCCAGATGACAGCAATCGGCTCCGCTATCCCCGCAATGGGCGGTAACGAGAGCATCCAAATCATCATGAACGGTTTGACCATCCGTGAAGAGGCAGACATCAGGAAACTGGCATCGGCCATGAACACGGAACTACAAAGAGCAAGGAGGTAACAACATGACCCCATACATCATGCTAAATGGACTATCAAGCAATCACTACACAGTAAACCTCCGGGTGAATGTTGTTGACCGCTTCATGCTCCCGAACATCGTTGCGCATCGTGAGCCCCTTCCTGGTTCTGTAGGAGGGGGCCCCACGGTGTTCTCCATGCCCCCGCAACCCATAAAAATCATGCTCCAGGCTACCGGGACGGACCGGGCTGATGCCATCCAGAAGCTCACATCACAGAGAGATTGGTTCATGAGTGCCCGTACGCTTCAGTTATGGACGGACCCAGACTGGGTTTACACTGGCCGGGTTGAGGGCGTCTCCCCTATCTCCTACACAGGCAGGCGTCATGCTCATGTTACTTTTGATTTCATGTGCGACCCTCCCTATGCAACAATGTACATAGGTAGTTTCATCAGGGATGACGGAATGTTTATCAGACAAAAACTGATGCCCGTTGTAGGTGTTGATGGCGCACTTCTTCCTATCATTGAAGATGATTATGGCCGGACTACTACTGGCGTGAGCGTAATGTCGTCCTATGTGGATTACAAGAGCTCAGACGGAGCATCAAGCACCTGGAGCATCTCACTCAGGGAAGCTGACGGATTTGTGATGAACCTCATTGGGACCTGGAGCACCGGGTTTAAGGTCTGGGGAGGCAACGACCAGAACAAGAACTTCCTGAAACTGGAGGCCGGGGTTACTGAATCCACACACCTGATAATAGACGGCGTCAACGAGCTGGTGTACACGCTCAAGGACGGCAAGCGCCAGGCGTTTCCATACTCCGGGGACTTCCCCGTGATTCACGATACAACCATGTCACTCAATGTTGGTGGCGGGGTTAATGCGAATCTAAAATATAAGGTTGTACTAACCAAAAGGAGGTGACCGCATTGGAATACATGAAACTGTTCAAGGGGAACATTACAAAGGAAGCATGGGGAACCACTGCGGCCAGCTCTTTTCTTGTTGCGGAACTGAGGAAGGCTAAGGACCCGGTGGTACGGCACACGGTCAACGGCAACTACTCCTTGAGCTTCGATTATCCAGTGGGCGGTCTTGTGCCCCTGAACATCGAGGCTGACATGGTAGTGAGTGCAGCCGGGCAGCCCTTCCGTATCCAGAGTATACAGCGCATTGGCGAGGGCGGTAAGAAGTACCTGAGGTTTGAGGCCCTGCATGTTTTCTTTGACCTTGAGTATTCCACCATTGAGAACATAGAAACAAGTGAGACCACCCCTGGCGGAATCCCCGCAACAGAGGCACTTACTCAAATACTGGCCAGGACCCCCTTCACCAAGGGGATAGTGGACACCACTGTGGTCCTGGACTACCTGGATGTCCTGCAGCAGAGCCGCTTGTCCGTTATCAAGAGCCAGTTGCTTGAGCTCTGGGGCGGCGAGCTTGAACTGGATGCCTGGACTGTGGGCTTGAGGAAGGAACTGCCCCCGGTGCACACTGCCCAGATGCCTTATCGGTTGAAGGAGTATGTGAACATCCGGGGCATCAACTACTCAGAGACCCTGGACGGCGTAATCACACGCTTGCATGTCATTGGCTATAACAAGGCGAACTTTGAGAGCATCAACGACGGCAAGGACTACATCGACAGCCCGAACATCAACAAGTATGCGAACATCAAAGAGGGCTATGTAACCTTCTCTGATGATGACCTCCCTGAAGACCTCATGGCCAAAGCCCTGGAGTACCTCCCAACAGTGGACAAGCCCCGGGTGCATATCCAAATCGACATCCAGAGCATGAAAGAGGACCAGCGCTGGGCTGCTTTCAAGGACCTGGAGACCCTGGGCATTGGCGAGAAGGTGTCCATCCATCACAGCGTCCTGGACATGGAGGTAGTGACCCGGGTCCTTCATATCGAGTTCAACCCCGTGACCGGGAAGAACCACCGCATTGAGCTGGGGAACGACCTCACAAACATCTACACAAGCATTGCGAACGCTTACCAGGCTGCTGAGGTTATCCATAGGATTACAAGCAGGGGGCGTCATCTACGGGCTGAATCCCTGCGTGGGACCATCGACCTCTTAACGACATACCTGTATGCCTCCGGCTCCTATACACAGGCTGAGGTGATAGACGGCAAGGGCTCCCTGTACGAGAACACCAACGAGGAGAGCTCAGACTTCGGCGCTATCTACATTGGCCCTGGCATCCTTGCAATAGCCGATTCCAAGAAGGCCGATGGCTCCTGGGACTGGCGTACTTTTGGCACGGGCAAAGGCTTCTACGGCGACGAGATTGTAGCCGGGACAATCACAGCTGATAAGGTTTCCTCAAACTTTGGCGAAATGCTTGACCTAAGAAGCAACAAATCCATCAGGCTTAGTGTCAGCGGAATCCTCAACTACTTCAGGAACGGAGGGTTCAATTACGGGGAGACCCCAAACAACTGGAAACAAAGTAGCGGCGGAATGAAGATAACCGGCAACAATGTATTTGGCCAGAAGACCGTAGAAGTGTATATAACAGCAGGAAACTCAACAGGGAACATATACAACGAGTCAGATTTTGCCTGGGAATACACGAACTATGGCAAGGACTATACTGCCGTTGTCCAGTTGCACCCTATAGATACCGACAGCGTCACACTCAGGTTTTGCGGCCAGGATGTCACGATAAATAACCTTGAAGATAGGAAGACCGTTATACTGAAGTTTGAGGTTAAGAATTATCAAAAACCAACAGCCCCCAACCCAGACCACGCTAAGGTTGTAATCAGTGCGCCATACAGGACCGGGCTTAATGCTTGCACAATTATAGTTGACTGGATGACGATTGTTGAGGGCGACAACCCCCCGGAGATATGGTTTGAGAGCTTCTACGGCCTCCTTGAAAAGATAAACAATGTGGAGTTCCTGATTGACGATGACTCAATTATTTCTAAAGTAACAAGCTCTCAGGTCTTTGACGATAAGGTTTCTGACGCTGTATCAAGTGGCATCTCAGGGAAGGCTGATAAGTCGGAGCTGGCAGGCTACACCCCGATAGCCACGCATAACACTCTTGTGAGCAGGGTGTCTTCGGCTGAGGAAAAAATAACAGACGAGGCAATCACCAACACGGTCACGTCTTCATCAGTGTACAAGAGCGCACTGGCGGCGAAGGTAGACACAAGCACGCTCACGACAGAGCTCGCTAAGAAAGCAGACACCTCCGCACTTGCTGCCAAAGCTGATGTCTCCGCTCTGGCTGCTAAGGCCGACATCTCTGCGCTTGAAGGGAAGGCTGATAAGTCAGACCTGAACGCCTATACAAAAAACACAACGCATAACCAGCTTGTGGCAAGGGTTTCGACAGCAGAGCAAAAGATAACAGACGATTCCATTATCGGTATAGTCACTTCGTCTTCTACCTACCTTAACAACCTAAGCGGTAAACTGTCCACCGTAGATTTTGCAACGGTCCTGGCACAGAACTATAACAGCATCATCGCTGAGGTTAGGACGAGCATAGGGGACTCTGGCGTAACGGAGATTTCAGGCATCCATATCCTGCCATTTCTTATCCGCGTCTTCTCTGCTGCGGTCCTGAGGCTGGAAGCGGACACCACCCTGGACATCCAGGGAGCGGACGTCAACACCTTCACGGACCTATTCAGGATATTCACGCTGGCTGGCCTGGAAATGTTCACACTGACTGAGGGCAAGCTTGCTGTTAATGCTGAGGTAATGACAGCCAAACGCATTATTGCGGACGTTGTGAATACCTTCACGGGCTACATTGTCCCCTGGGCTGGCTCTCTCCAGGCTACCATTGAGAACCTCCCGAAGCACATAGGAAGCAATGAGGCCCGTATCAATGTTCCTGCTGGCAACCATGGTGATATAAACATCTGGAACTACACTGGCGGGGTGATTACGTTAGAGCTTGCCTCAGGCGCTGTTATCGGGAAGCTCTGGGTATCGGATTGTTCTTCTGTGAGTATCTATGGACCATCAAACAAGAACGCAGTGATTAACTACATTAAATGCTCACGCTCAAAACTGTGGGTGAATAGAGTCACTGTGATTGGAACCCGTGGAGTGACTGATGGCGGCATCGACATGAGCCAGTGTACCTTTGGTATCATCGACACCGAAGTGAAGCGCTGCAAGGACGCCATCATCGCAAGGCACGGTTCTACTGGATATGTTGAGAACTGTTCAGGGGGCGTGATAAACGGAACCGGGTCCACTGGCGTGGAGAACACAGGCTGGAGCGTGATGGCCATTGACGGCTCTCATGTGGGCTTGACCGGGACCATCCCCGCTTCCAACTACGGAGGCACCTATAGCGGTAACGGCACGATTGTAGGAAATGCTACTCAGGCTGGTATCGCTGCTGCGTCTCCTCCTCCTCCCCCTGTACCAGACTACAAGGCCGTTAACGCAAGCGCTGGCTACCGCATGGTTCGGATATACACGAGGAAGGAGACCCGCTCAGCAAGTGGTACAACCTTCGATGAAACCTACAAGAGCACCAATTCATGGTCCAGCAATCCACCCAGACAGGGCGCTATGCAACACGCCTGGGGTGAATGGATAGGCCACGGAACTCAAGCGGCTTCCAGGTACTGCCAGAAGGATTACTACTATTCTCTATGGATGTTCCCCTCCGTCATCACAACCGGGAAGACCATCAAATCTGCTGTGCTGACCCTCAGGCGGAGTGGCTCCTATGGTAGCTCCGGGGCGGCGACAATCCGGCTGTACAAGCACAACCTGACAAGCGCTCCCACGGGCACCAGCTACTCCATGCTCACTGATACGGGCATTACAGCGACCCTGCAGAGGGGCGAAGTGGTTAGTATCAACCTCCCCTCCTCTGTCTACAACGGCCTCCAGAACGGCAGCATCCGGGGCTTCGGCCTGTACAACAGCGGGAACTTCTGCCAGATGGAGGTCTCTGCATCGCTGGAGGTGAAGTATTGAATGAAACAATACATCAAGGACCATAACGATAACGTGGTTGAGGTCATCATTACCAGGATTGGCGAGGACGACTGTGACCTTGAAAGCCTGGACGGTTCCATCGTGGTGAAAGGCTACCGTGGGCCCGTCTTCTCTAACCCGAACGCCAAAAGCAAGGTGAAGAAGCTCCACAAGGCAAAGACCAAAGAGGAGACCACTGATGAACGCCTCCGGGCTATTGAGAAGCGCCTGGATGCTATTGAGGCGTCTATGGGGCTTGCCAAAGAGCAGAAGGCTTAACCCCTGCCTTCAGGCATGGGGTACATCACACGGAGCCCCTGCTGAAGGGTGGGGGTTTTCGTTTGGGGTTCTCTAATTTCATTATCGAACCTACGAATCTGCCATAACACTATTAAAAGGAGGCGTGTAGATTTGCGGATTATCAGATGCTACCAGACCCGTAACCCGTCCTTCACAAGCCCCAGGAAGATTAACCCTATGGGCATTGTTGTGCATACCACTGGCGCTGTGAACCCGAACTGTGCCCGGTATGTGGACTGTGTAGAGGAGCTGGGCAAGAACCAATACAACAACCACTGGAACAAGCCAAAGTCTGAGTGGAGCAACCCCAAAAACATCAAGTCCATGCACGCCTTCATTGGCCTGGACAAGAACGGCCAGGTAGTTGTAGCAGAGACTCTACCTCAGAACATCGCTTGCTGGGGCGTGGGCGGTGGCTCGAAGGGCTCCTATAACCGGGACCCGGTGGCTCACCTCCAGTTTGAAATCTGCGAGGGCTCACACAAGACGGGCGAGGCTTATTTCCGGGAGGTCTTCCAAACGGCTGCTGAATATTGCGCCTACCTGTGCCGGGAGCATGGCATCAAGGTTGAAAATATCTGCGGTCACTTCGAGGCCCATGCCCGGGGTTACGGAAGCCCACACGCAGACCCTAAGCCCTATTTCCGGGCATACGGTGAGACCATCGACTCTTTCCGGGCTAAGGTGGCCCAATTACTGAACGAACCCGTGTCCGAGGCTCCGACCATCGTAACCCCCGGACCAAATACAGAACAAGGAGGAAAGGAAATGGAACTGATTAGCGGAAGCCGGGGCCCCGAAGTCGTGAAGCTCCAGGAGGGTCTCACAATCTTAGGTTTCCCACTCCCCCGGTATGGGGTTGACGGAAAGATGGGCAAGGAGACTATCGCAGCTGCCATCGCCTTCACCAAGACCATGGGCATGGAATGGTACGGCCCCTGGACCGAACGTGAACAGGCGCTGCTGGATAGCGAGGTCAAGAAGGCTACTACTCCACCTCCCCCAGCCCCTAAGCCTCAACCAGACACCATCA